GTTTCTTCTATACCTATATACCATCCACCTTCTTCGGCAATTATATAGCTATTAGGCTCAATAGATTTTATAGTTAATTCTCTGCCATTTTCGTATCCGATATGGTCTTCAATGTTCTCAATGATTTTAAATTTATCACCTACTTTCATAATAAATATATTTTATGGTTAAGACCATCCTAAGATGGTTTCGGTCAATTAGACCTCATCAGTTAACCTTTATTCGATTGTTACAAAATTGTTTTAATAATACTTCACTGTACTTGAATGCTTGAAGGCATTTGTCGATTTGCTTGTCTGTGCCCTTCTGCCCGTTGTATTGGCAGATTTTCTTTGCTAGGTCTCTCATGTTAAATAGTTTTAAACGTTTCGCCATTCTGTGGCTCATCAGTAAGGATACACATCCTTATACGTTTTTATCTTCCTAGACCAATGCTCACACACTGAAATCCGACCAATAAGGCTTTTAATCCCTCAGTCTCGCACATACTACCTATTTGGGTTCGTGGAGTGTTTGCCCTCTCGGGAGACTGTCACTCACAGCCATTCAATCATTTTGAACACTGCAAACATACGACAACTATCAATTACAATCCTAATTTTATTTCGTTTTTTAACACAAGTTTAACATTTGGCTCGGTTTTATTGGGCTCAGAAGGTATAGAATTTTAACAAATATACTAAGTCGTTGATAATGTGTAAGTTACTAGATTCTTCTATTTTTTATATATAAGTATACGCGCGTAAGGGGGGGTTTGTTGTTGCCCATGTGAGGATCTCTGAGCACAAAATTGCGATTGGTACCTGATTTTGGTACTTTGCGCAGAAAATGTAACGAAAACCTCGGGAAGCCCCTAGAATGTAAAACTATGTAAAAAAATGTAAAGTTTAAAAAAGTCTTACATCGCCGTAGCCCTTGGTATCATTGACTTAAGCCTAAAAAATGTAAGAATGTAAACTTACTCCCCTTCTTCACAGCGAAAAAAAAACATATAATATATAAACGTATATAGGCTGGGTATATAGGTACCAAACGCGCATCTTTACATTTTGATTGATAATCCTAGTGATATCAATGGCTCACACGATGTAACGGTTCTGAATTCATTACATATGCTTTACATTATTTGTGCATTCCTTACATTGTATTGGAATAAATGGCTGACCAACGGCATATACCAACGTAACGGGAGGCATACCATGTTCACGTATGGTCTAGGTACCTACCCACATGGCACCTAGCAAAAAGCCTAAAAATCCGAATGGAAGTCCTACTTTTAGTACCCCACCCCTCGAAAAAAAGTCGTTTTCCATTTTGGACGGCTCACGCAATCTGAATATATAACCCAACACCTAAAAATTTATAATATTTTTTTATATCTTTGTACCATGGAAATAGAAATAAGAAATCGATTCAACATTGGTCCAGCTATAGGATGGGGATTTTACCCTATAGACGAGGACTATCAAGACAACGAGTTAATCATTTATCTAACATTTATAAGTATACACTTCATATGGGAATAAACAAGAAGATGCCAGTTCAAGAGATTGGTTTGTACAGGATGGCCAAGGAAGCCAAAGCCTTACACGAGAAAAAAGAGATGGTCGAAGAGTCCATGATGATGGCTAGCGCCATGGCAATGAGTAAGGAGATGAAGGCTCCTATGCATAACATCATATTTAAGAAGAAGAAGTAATACATTACCAATTAAGTTGATTAGCCAGGCATAAAAGTCTGGCTTTTTTTATGTATATTTGCCCAATAAATTTAATTTAATCATGGAAGAATTTGGATACAGTCCCAAGGAACTACTGTTCGACGAGGAAGGAAGAGCAAAACTAATTAATGGCATAACTACAATTGCCAAGGCGGTAAAGAGCACGCTAGGACCAAGGGGTCGAACGGTTCTTATCGAGTCACCAAACCACACGCACGGAATCACGGTTACTAAAGATGGTGTAACGGTAGCAAAGTCAATCTTCTTGCTAGACCCAGTTGAGAACCTGGCGGTAAAGATGATGAAAGAGGCAGCAGACCGTACAGCCACTAGTGCTGGTGACGGAACCACAACGGCTATAGTGCTAACGGAGGCCATCGTGAGACAGGGTCAGGACCTATTGAACGAGAAGCACAACGTGACAGAGGTGATCAAGAACATAAACAGTGTTGCCAACGGAATCATTCACAGCCTGGAGAGATCCTCCAAGAAGGTGAGCGGAAAGACGCTGCATAACGTGGCATCCATATCAGCCAACAACGACAACGAGATCGGGAAGATCATATCGAGTGCCTACACCAAGGTTGGTAAGAACGGAATCGTTACAATCGAGAACTCACAGACAGCTGAGACGTACTCAGAGTTCACAAACGGTATCAAGATTGGAAGGGGTTACACGTCTAACATGTTCGTGAACGACTTCAAGAACGACGAGTGCATCATGGACGATGTCTTGGTGCTGGTTACGGACCAGGAGATATCCAATATCCTTTCGATAGAGGGAGTGCTGAAGACGGTTATACAGGAGAACAAGAAGCTGCTAATTATTGGGCCATGCAACCAGAACGTGATCAACACGTTGGCAGTTAACGTGGTGAAGAACAAGCTGAAGTTCTGTAACATCTCACCACCAGAGTTCGGTTACAAGATGAACGAGCTTATGTCAGACATCGCTATATCACTAGGGGCCAAGTACTTCTCGGAGAGCACAGGTGATGACCTTAGTCTTATAACAATAGAGGACCTGGGTAAGGCAGACAGGATCATCATAGGTAGAGACACCTCATCCATCATCAAGCCAGCGAGTAAGGACAATGAGGTAACCGACAGGGTTGCTCAGTTGTGGGTAGCTCATGACGCTGCACAGAAGAAGCAGGACAAGGAGTTCATCAAGCACAGGATCGCCAGCCTGACAGGTGGAATCGCTGTTATATACGTGGGAGGTAACTCGGACCTGGAGCAGAAGGAGAGAAAGGACAGGGTAGACGATGCTGTTTGCGCAGTAAGGTCTGCACTAGAGGAGGGAATCCTTCCAGGAGGAGGTTTAGCACTGTTCAACGAGTCGTACAGGATCATAGCTGATGCGGATGATATGATAGAGGACATCAGCCCAGAGAAGTACGTGGCGATGCAGATCATGGCCAGAGCGATACAGGCTCCACTGTTGCAGATCCACGAGAACGCAGGAAACGACGGTTACGACATCATGGAGCAGGCCACCAACAGCAACGGGTACGACGTGAAGAACGACGTGTACGGTGACATGTACGAGATGGGGATCATAGACCCGCTGAAGGTGACGAAGAATGCGCTTAAGAACGCGGTCAGTGTGGCCACAACAATACTTAGTACTAACGCAATAATAACAATGACACGAGCATAATGGGAACAACACTTAGTAACGGATCAACAATTTGTGCAGGAACAATAAGTTGGCCGACACCAGAGAAAAAAATCAAACAGGTAAAGGTTGCGATATTTAACGTAACAAGGGATGAGAATTACGAGATAATTGACTCTACGTTTGCTCAGGAGCTATGGGTATGTAAAAAGAATAACGTATCACTAGAGGTAGCGACAATGAAGCAACTAGGATTTGTAATAGATCCAGACAAGGAAGTCATAAAAGAAATATTATCAATAACACTATAGTATGCAACCAATCAATAAATACTTAGTAATCAACACAATAGAAGAGCAGATCAGGACCCAGTCGGGTCTTCTGCTCACTGGAAACGAGACCGACCAGTTCAGGTACAAGAAGGGAGAGGTTGTGAAGCCTGGAACCAACGTGGACTGCGTGAAGGAGGGAGACATAATCTACTACGACAAGAACGCTGGATACACGATGCTGGTAAACGACATCAAGTACACGGTGATCATGGAGAGGGACATAGTAGTGGTCCTCTAGATCTTCTGATCCTCGATATCCCTAAGCCTCTTGAGCTCCTTACGCGTACGATTCATCTTACGAATAATGGGCCTGGAGGCTCTCTCACTATATGACGCGTCCTTCCTGAACAATGGGTTTGATGTAGGGTTCTCTGAGACATGAGTCTTGAGCTCTATCTTCTCGTATATGTCTGTTATGACCCTGCGAGTTTTGTAGGAGGCCTCATATAGGGCAGCCTCACCGTTCCTGTTCGGCCTCCAGAGTGTGATCCACCCGTCGGCTATCATTCTCTTGAATCGGTCCTTCTCCCATGTTAGTCCAGACTCGAACTCCCAGAACTGTCTGTGACGGAAGTACTGCTCGCTGTAGATGAAAAGTAGTATATCTATGTCGGAGCTGCTGAGGTTGTACTTGTGACGGATGAGCGTCTTTATTGCCCTCCAGTACTTGAGGTAGTCTGCGTATGGCTTGTATTTCATTTGATTTATATTATTATCTTTGCAAAGATAAATAAAATATCATGAAGAAAAAATGCACAACAGCTATGGCTGCCACAAAAAAGAAGGCAACACAGTACGAATCAGCAAAATCTTTGAAGGGTAAGATGTCTTACCTAAAGGGTAACACTAAAAAATAGAGTCATGCCATTAAAAAAAGGAAGCAGTGCTAAGACTATTAGCGCGAACATTAGAACAGAGATGAAGAGTGGAAAACCACAAAAACAAGCAATAGCAATCGCCTTATCTAAGGCAGGTAAATCAAAGAAAAAATGAAAAAAGTAGCAGCAGCAAAACCAAAGGTAGAAGCGGTAAAGAAAGAGAAGAAAGAGAAGTTTGACTTCATGAAGATGATCGCCAAGAAGAAAAAATAATGCCAGGAAGAACAGCCAAATATTACGCTGCTAATCCAGAGGCGAAGAAGAGGCACAACGACTACCAGAAGGAGTACAACAAGTCCCCAGATCAGGTAAAGAAGCGTGTCGAGCTCAACGCTATTAATAGAAAACGTGGCACGTACGGTAACGGAGACGGACTAGATGCAAGCCACACAAAGAGTGGTGTAGTTATGAAGAGCGCGTCATCAAACCGTGGGTCAAAGTGCGCAATGCCTGGAGACAAGAGAGCAAGAGGAACTAAAAAATAAATATATCATGGCATACAAGAGAGGGTTACCTACGTTTAACAAGGGTATAGAACCAGAGGTTAAGAGAACTACGGTACAGAATCCAGAGGGGACAACTACGTACAAGACTAGCTGGGCTTCTAAGGCACCTGGAAGGTCAACATCATTCAAATCACCTGATTCAAAACAGGGGACAAAAACAAGTTATGTAGCAAAGAGATCTACTCCTGCACAGACAACGTCTGGAGAGAGAGAGATAACTACATTTCCTAATGTAAAAGCAGCTGGAATGAAATCTCAAGATATAACGGCTTCTAAAGATATTAAGGTTCCAGTAAAAACTACTACAAGAAAGGAACAGTTTGAGAGCGATAAGTCAAATTGGGAAAAGGATCATCCTGGAAAAAAATGGGAGGATAGATATAAGGACAAAAAGCCTGTTAGTAACGAAAGAGAGTGGAAGAGTGGAGGAAGTTTCAAAGAAAAAAAAGCTGTAAAGCTATGTAAAACTTGTTAATATGCTACTAGGAGACAGAATAGAACAGATAACAACGGCAACTGGAATAAAAACAGTTGTAGATAAGGTTGCAAAGGCAGCAAAGAAGGATTGTGGATGTGCCAAAAGAAAGCAAGCACTAAATAACCCAGATTTATTAATAAATAAAATATTAAAGTAATGGCATATCAAAAATTACAGCAGACCAGAGCTAAAGATGTAGTAAAGTCTGACACAGTTAACATAGCGTCTCCAAGTGCTGCAGACGGATTATCAACAGAGCCATGTGTACTGTATACTGGATCTGGAGGTATTATACGTGTGCTAACAGCAGGAGGTGATGACGTTACACTGAACTCAGTTCCAGCAGGAGTTGTGCTTCCTATACAGATAGTTAGAGTATTCTCATCAACAACAAGCGCAACTGGCATGGTTGCATTATGGTAAGATGAGCAAGGAGCAGATAGACTCGATACTTAATAAGTTTATAAGCAGGAAGCTACTAGTTTTTGCAATAGCTTGTATGGCGTTATTCGCTGGAGACTTGACGTCTCAGGACTGGGTTGTTATAGCAACTGCCTACATAAGCATTCAAGGATTTACTGACATAGTTAAAGGATTGAAGGGCTGATGGAATTTCAAGAAAAAGAAAGGCTAGATAGAATGGAACAACACCTTCGACTAATTAAGGAGGACCTACAGCATATATCTTCTGCGTTAGTTGGATCTAAGGTGAACGGAAACAAGGGGGTTATATCTGACATAGATAGTATAAAGCATGACATAGAGGCGTTAAAGGAGAAGCTAGAGTTTATCGAGCTAGACATGGCTAAAAAGTCAGTCTATATCGGACAATTAAAGTTTGTAGCTGGTTTATTAACGGCAGGACTGGTTGGAACAATAATTAAAATATTATCTAAATGAAAATAGAGGTAAAGAGACTTCACAGGACAGACAACTCTACAATAGGTGAACTAAGCATTGACGGCAAGTTTGAGTGCTACACCTTAGAGGACATTGAGAGAGATGTTAAGATAAAGGGAGAGACAGCAATAGCTAAGGGGACTTACAAGGTTATAATCAACCAGTCCAATAGGTTCAAGAGGCTGCTTCCATTACTAATAAATGTTCCTAACTTTGAGGGTGTGCGTATACACGCAGGTAACTCAAACCACGACACTGAGGGTTGTATACTTGTTGGTCAGAACAGATCAGTTGACTACATCACAAAGTCAAGGAAGGCGTTCGACTCCTTGTTTAAAAAGATGCAGAAGGCAAAGGATATAACCATAACAATATCATGACAAGTCATAACAGGGACTACATATACTTTTGGATATGTGTAATAGCGTCAACATGTTTGGTGCTACTAACATCATGTTCTACTAGAAAGGTAGTGATAGATGAGGTTAAGAAGGACTCTGTGTCGCAAATATCGGTTAAAATTGCGACAAAAGAGGTTCTCGATGTTAAGAACGAGACAGACATATTTACAGAGGAGTTCACGGTAACTCCATTAGACACGTGCAAGGACATAGTTATAGATGGTAAGGTCTACAAGAACGTAGTTTTAACGTACAAAAAGACAAAAGACAGTTCTGTATATACAGAGAAAAAGATAACGTCTAAGATAGAGGATAAGAAACAGTCTACGAAGGTTGTTGTAAAGAAAAAGCAAAAAGAAATTGAGAGAAAGTCTGTTAACTTTCTCTGGATAATAATAATCTCACTTATAATAGTAGTATGGCTAAACAAACAGTATCTATTAAGGTTGTTAAGAGTAATGTAAATAGACCAGGTATTCATTCTAAATCCAAGACTTCGTCCTTAAAACAGAGTAAAAACTACAAAAAATCCTATAAAGGACAAGGAAGATGACAAAAATAAGTATCTATCAGATAGATGAAAAAGTAACGTCCAGTGATAAGTGGATAGGTTCTGATGGAGACAATCAGTACAGAACAAAGAACTTCACACCGACCAAGATAGCCCAGTACTTTAACGAGAACGAGATTATAGACACATCTAACTCTATAAGGTACAGGTATGACACTATAGCTGTAACAGATTCTCGAAAGCAGGGAACAATATCTTTTGAGACAGAGATAGGTCCACTGGTTCCTATAGACATTATAGACACGTTTATACTCAGCAAGGACACCCAGGGAGGAAATGACGTAAGTAATTTTTTAAATATACTACCTACAACAAAGGTAATACTTCATAAGTCTAATGACATAGACATATTTGGTATATTCAGGATATCTAGTGTAAATGATTACCTAGTTGATCCAGGTTTCTTTGTTGTTAACTTACAATTCTTATCTGGAAACGGAAGCCTAGAGGAGGACAAGGACTACATCATATCACTTATAGATCTTCAGAATGTAATTCAGGTACCTCAGCTAATTAAGGAGACGTTCGAGTACGAGTCGAGTAATATATTCACACTGTCTGAGACAATAAACAACGTGTTGCAGGTAATCGTAAACTCAACATCACTACACCCAGAGGCTTACAGCTACACTCTTCCAAACACATTAACAGTTATTAATGAGTTGCACGATGGTGACGTTATAACTATAGTGTATAACTATGTAGAGGAGTTCTTTGATGTTCCAAACCTACAGAGTGTTACTGATACTGGGTCTGTTACTACAAACCCAATAACAGCAGACTCGTTTGTTAAGTCAGGTGGTGACGGAACCAATATTTTATTAGATAATGGGGACGTGTTGCCTATAGGGGATCTACCATCAAGTGTTACAGAAACATCTCAGTTGATTAATGACGGTGAGGACGGGGTTAATCCATTTATAACAGCACAGGATCTTCCTGTGTACTCAGACTTCATACAGGACTCCATAACAAATGGGGTGATAGATAAGGCCCCTACAGAGAATGCGGTGTACGATGCGTTACAGCTAAAGCAAGACCTTCTAGGGTACACGCCAGTTAATAGAGCAGGTGACACGATGACTGGACCACTGATACTTAATGGTGATCCATTTTCAGATCTTGAAGCGGCAACAAAACAGTACGTAGACAACATAAGCTCAGGAATTGTCTTTCATTCGCCAGTGTACACTGCCACAACAGCAAACCTGAGCGCTAACTATACAAACGGAGTAAGTGGAGTTGGAGCAAAACTAACAGCAACCACTAATGGAGCCATTCAGGTTGACGGGGAGTTCCCTGGATATTTAGAGAGGGTCCTTGTTTGGCATCAGAACGACCAGATAGAGAATGGAGTGTATGACATAACTGTTGTTGGAGACTCCTTAACTCCTTTCGAGTTGACTAGGTCAACAGATGCTGATAACAGCCCTCCTGGAGAGCTTGCCTATGGAGACTATACATTTGTACTGTCAGGGTTTACTAATGGTGGTAGGGGATTTATATGTAACACACTTGGAATTATAGTGATAGGTGTAACGGATATTACATTCGTACAGTTTAATGCGGCTCAGGTAACAACTCCTGGATACGGATTACAGGCTGGTGCTTCACCAGGTGTAATTGAGATAAACACTACACAGACACAGGAGAAGATAACCTTTACAACAACAGGAACGACAGGAGCTGCTACATTTATTGGGAATGCACTTAACATACCTAACAAGCAGGATACACTGGTATCTGGAGTAAATATTAAGACAGTTGGAGGAGTAACACTGCTTGATAGCGGTGACATTCCATTAATATATCCAGTGATTGAAACAACATCGGGATATACATTAACTAATGCAGACAATGGAAAAATAATATATTCACAGCATCTGCAACACTAACAATACCAACAGGACTTGCTAATGGATTTGAATGTACGTTTGTAACACTATCTAATGTAGTATTAACAATACCTGCTGTGTCAGGAATAACATTAAATAATGCTGCAAATCCTACTGGAAGTAACACAATGCTTCCTCAACTAACTTTTACATTAAAAAGAATGCTAGCGCCAAACACATATATAGCAACAGGAAACATATGAACAATCTAGCGTTTCAGATATATGGGTTAAAGAAAACTGGAGTATTCCAATCTACTTGGGATACAACAAAGGTTAGTGCTTTAGGTGTCGAACAAGCAGCCATATCAGCAACTGGAACAAACTGGGCATTGAATACTGGCGCTACAAATCTAAATGTTGGAGGATACAAACATACTCCAGGTTTGACTACTAATCTAACCACTACACTATCTGCTGCAATAACACAGATGTATAAAATTACTTATACAATAAGCAGTAGAACAGCAGGTTCAGTTACAGTTAATTATGGGGGAGTATCTACAAGTGGAATAACTTCTAGTGCATCAGTAGACATATTAGCAATATCCACAACAGTATTTTCAATAACTCCTACATCTGATTTTGATGGAGTTATATCGATAAGTATAAAACAAACATCATCAGCAACTAATCAGATTAAACTACCACTACCTAATTCTGGAACATATAATATATGGGTTAACTGGGGTGATGGAACGTATGACAACATTACAAGTTATAATTCGATTAAGACACTACATACATATCCTGCACCTGGAGAATATACAATTAAAATTACTGGCGATAGATTTAGTTTTGGATTTGGTTTAAATATTATTAACGATAGGTTAAAAATAAAATCTGTATTTAGTTGGGGTAAACTTAGATTAGCAGATTCTTCTTTTCATAGTTGTTCTAATTTAACTATGTCTGGAATAACTGATATTCCAGATTTAACTGGAATTGTTAGTATTGGTTCTGTATTTGCAAGTTGTACTAAGATAACTACAATAGGAAAACTTAATGAATGGAATACAAGTACAATTGGTAATTTTTTTAATGTTTTTGGAGGATGCACATTATTTAATCAAGATATAGGTAATTGGAACATGAGTAATGCATTTAGTATAGATCGTATGTTCACTTATGCTACTACATTTAATAATGGAGGATCTTCAAGTATTGGTAATTGGAATATAAGTAATGTCAGTAACATGCGCGGTGTTTTTGATGGTGCTTCTGCCTTCAATCAGCCTATTGGCTCTTGGAATGTTAGTAAGGTTACAACATTTGCAACTATGTTCCAAGGTTCATCTAATTTTAATAATGGATTTGCATCTGGAGTAGTTAATCAATTGCCTTGGACCATAAACACTACAACAACATCAGTATTGATGAATGGTATGTTTAATGGCGCTACCGCATTCAACTCTAACTTAGGAACAGGAACAACACCATGGGATGTAAGTAAGGTGACAACATTTTCAAGTATGTTTCAAAACGCATCTAATTTTAGAAATGGAGATGATGCAGCACCTATAAATAATTGGAACATAAATACTACAACAGCAGTTAGCATGTCTCTTATGTTTTCTTTTGCTATTAAATTTAATCAACCTATTGGAAGTTGGAATACTTCATCGGTTACTAACATGTCGGCTATGTTTGGATCGTTTAATATAGGTAGTGATTTCAATCAGGATATTAGTTCGTGGGATGTAAGTAATGTGACTAACATGTCCCAGATGTTTGATTATGCAACATCATTTAATCAAAATCTTAGTAACTGGGAAAGGTCAGGTTCTTCATTATCAAAAGTAATATACTTGTCATATATGTTCCGAGGAGCATCTAATTTTAATAATGGATTTGCATCTGGAGTAGCAAACCAACTAACATGGAATACATCTGCGTGTACTACAATGGCTGAGATGTTCCGACAAGCAATAGCATTTAACTCAAATTTAGGAACATGGGATGTGAGTAAGGTGACTCTTATGAATAATATGTTTAATGTAGCAACAGCCTTTAATAATGGTCTTGCAGTAGGACTTCCTGGTACATTAGCATGGAACACTATCGGTGTAACTACTATGAGACAGATGTTTGATGGCGCTACAGCATTTAACTGTAACGTAGGTGGATTTAATGTAAGTTCTTGTATTGATTTTGGTTATATGTTTAGGGGTGCTACTAGATTTAACAATGGAGGAAGTGCATCTATTGCAGATTGGATACTAAAAACAACTGGGGGTATAGCTATGGATGCTATGTTTAATAATGCAATAGTTTTTAACCAACCTATTGGGTCTTGGAATGTGAGTAGGGTGTATACTATGTTTAGAATGTTTGGTAATTCTCGATTTAATCAACCTATTGAAAATTGGGATGTGAGTAACGTGAATGATATGGCTAGTATGTTTGAAGGTGACATTTTATTTAACCAAGACCTTAGTAAATGGAATGTTGGAAAAGTTACCAATTTAAGCAGCATGTTTAATGGAGCGACTGCATTTAATAACGGATTAAATACAAATACAAATCCAGTAACTGGACTACCAGGGATAAACGGTTGGAACATAAACACAACTGCAGCATCTGTTGATATGTCATCTATGTTCAGGAGCGCTAGTGCTTTCAACAGAGAAGTCAGTTCTTGGAATGTTAGTAAGGTGACTAGTGCTAGTAATATGTTTTTTAGTGCTATTGCATTCAACCAACCATTAGCTAACTGGGAAAGAATAGGATCTACAGTAGGTAATATGACTAATATGTCTGCTATGTTCCAAAATGCTTCTGCATTCAATCAAAACATAGGTAACTGGAATGTAAGTAAGGTGACAACATTTGTACAAATGTTTCAAGGTTCTGGATTTAATAATGGAGGAAGTCCTGATATAAACAATTGGGCTATAAATACTACACTTGGTACTAACGTAAATATGTCTTCTATGTTTAGCACTACTGGTTCTTTTAACCAACCTATTGGTAACTGGAATGTATCTAAGGTGACTAACTTTAGTAATTTTATGTTCGGAAAAACAAATCTAAACTTCTCATCAACTAATCTAGACGCAATATACAACGGATGGATAGTAAACGGTGTTAATCCAAATCTATCAATAAGTTTTGGTTCGGCTAAATATACATCAGCAGGAGCTACAGGAAGAGCAATACTAACAAATCCAGTTGGTTATAACTGGACAATAATAGACGGAGGACAAATATGATAAAAATAAAAAAATACCAGATCGAGGACTACATATCAGATGCCACACAGGACGCGCTAGACCTAAAAGCAGACCTGGTAGATGGTAAGGTGCCAGCTAGTCAGTTGCCGTCATTTGTTGATGACGTTATAGAGGTTGCGAACTACGCAGCACTTCCAATACCTGGAGCGACTGGGGTTATATACATAACTCTAGACACGAACAAGGTGTACAGGTGGACTGGTAGCGTCTATGTTGAGATATCCTCTGGGGTTACGAATCTTTCGTACACACCTGGAGTATCTAACGGAGTTGTGAACAGCGACACTGGATCTGATGCAACAATACCACTAGCTGGTACTGTAAATGCTGGACTATTCTCAGCAGCAGAGAAGTCTAAGTTAGAGGGGATTGCACCTAATGCAAACGTGGGTGTTATACCAAACGCACCAATAACTGGGGCCACAAAGACAAAAATAACGTACGACTCAAAGGGTCTTGTTACATCAGGAGACGATGCAACTACTGCAGACATATCTAGCTCAACAAATAAGAGGTACGTGACAGATGCTAACCTAACCGTAATAAATAATACAAGTGGAACTAATACTGGAGATCAGAACCTTCAACAGGTTACTGACTTAGGGGCAAGTACTACAAATGCAATAACTGCAAATTCATTTGTTAAAAGTGGCGGTACATCATCTCAAATATTAGCAGCAGATGGTTCTGTAATAACTGCTGGAACAAACATAACAATATCAGGGGGAACTATATCATCAAGTGGCGGAACTGGAGGTGGAAGTATACCTCACGCAACTGCATCTGGAACTGACACGTACACCGCAACAGTATCTGGAGTCGCGTCATATGCTGACGGAGATGCTTATTTGATAAGATTTGCAATTGGAAACACAACTGTGTGTACATTAAACATAAACTCATTAGGAGCTATACCGTTATACAGAAACAATGACGGACCCTTGATAGGAGGAGACGTACAATCCAACGGGGAGATGCTCTGCGTGTATAACTCTACAGCTAACACGTTCCAGTGTATAGGGACTTCTCCAAACTCTATTATTTCGTATGTAACTAATGCAGACTCTGTAACTATTACAAAGGGGCAGGTTGTGTATGCCTTTGGAGGAACTGGGGACAGAATGACTGTTAAGTTAGCGTCTAATGTAGGGGATTCAACATCAGCACAGACTGTTGGTATAGTTCTGTCCGCTTCTATTGCCGCTAATCAGAAAGGTTTTATAATATTCCAGGGTCTACTAGACAACCTAAGCATTCTTCCAACATCTACATGGGCAGATGGTGATCCAGTATATCTTGGTGTAACCGCTGGTAGTATAACGAAGGTAAAGCCATACGCTCCAAACCACTTAGTGTATATTGGCATTGTAACAACTGCGAGTAGTGGAAATGCTGGCAGGATGTATGTTAGGGTGCAGAACGGGTATGAGCTTGACGAGCTTCATAACGTACAAGCGCAGACGCCTACACTAAAAGACACGTTGTACTACGACAATACAGTTAGCCCAGCACAGTGGAAGACATCGTCTATATCTAGCATACTAGGATACACGCCTGCTAACGATGCAAGTGTAGTGCATATTGCAGGTACAGAGATTATAACTGGAGCAAAAACATTTAGTAGTCAAACTATTCTTGGGGATGGGGTTGTTGGGACTCCTACTTATGGATTACTACCGCAAGCTACAGTAGGTTCTACAACTGGTGGAGTATTTGATATAAGAAATACTAATACTAACATTGTAGCTGGAAATACTGTAGGAACATTACAATTTTCTGCAAAAGATGATGACAGTGTTGCTTATTTAACTGCGCAAATAAAAGCTATTACACAAAATGGTATTGGTACTGGAGGTTCAGGTAAAACTGATTTAATATTTTACACTAGTAATGGTTCTTTATCAATTGAAAGAGTTAAAATGAATGATTTAGGGTTAGTAATTAACTCAGAAGTAACTTCTACAATAGCCTCTTTTGATTCAAATAAAAGTATTAAAAGTTTAACTACAGCGGATGGTTATCCATCATTAGTGGAATTAAAATATGTAAAAGGAGTTACAAGTGCGATACAAACTCAAATTAACGCAAAAGCAAATGACGCAAGTGTAGTACATCTAACAGGAAACGAAACTATAGCAGGAGAAAAAACATTTAGTTCTAATATTAGACTACCTGTATCACTTGCAAATACATCTGCCACTGTAGTTTATGGTAATCCATCTACTGGAGAGTTGTTTATTGGATTCGATACAATAGGTCCAACAGCATTAGAAATGCAATATGTAAAAGGAGTTACAAGTGCTATTCAAACGCAGTTAGATGGTAAAGTAACAGGTAACACAGCAATAACAGGAGCGACTAAAACTAAGATAACTTACGACTCTAAGGGGCTAGTTACTGCAGGGGCGGACATAGCTACTACCGACATTTCAGACTTTAACAGCGCGACAAGGGCACAAGTTGAAGCGGAGTTAGTTGCTGGAACTAATATAACTATAACACCATCAGGAACAGGGGCAACAAGACAATTAACAATAGCTGCAACAGGAGGTGCTTCATCTCAAAGTGCTTTTACAATGTTGGCAAACAACACAAGTGCATCAGCAGCTCCGACAGAACAGCCATTTGAAAGCATAGGAAATCAAACTTATACTGGTGTAATAGCACAAACCGCTTCAAGTGCTGCATCTGGAGCTACAAATCACAGTTATGCATTTACACAAGTTGGTAAGTTAGTCTCTTTAAGAATAAATATAGATTTTGCCAATGTGGGAACAAATGTTTCCGTAATAGCTTGTGAGTTACCTTCTGATTGTCCTGCTCCAGCATTGCCAACTGGCGTTAGTGCAAGTGGAGATGTAATAAATTACGGAATAGGTACACTTACCTCAAATAGAGCATTGGTTGGTGCAATGGGGATTTCTGCATTGAGAATTAAATCAGGTACAGTTTATGAGGTGGTTGTTACAAGGACAGGGGCATCATTTAGCAAAGCATATTATTCAATTCAATATTTCACAGTATAATGAGACACATAAGACAGATTAATTCAGTAGGAACGGATAGTTACACAGTAGTAGTAGCTCAAGAGCCATTAGAGAGTCATCGTTCAATAATAAATTATCCAACCTTGTTTGAAATTTCAGAGGATGAACTTCCTGCGTATATACAATATGTAGACATGCCTCCTATGACTGTACCTTACGAGGTACAACTATGGAGGATTAGAACGGTTTTAAAGTTAATGCAACTTGAGACTCAGATAGAGTCTGCTATAGAAGCTATGCCAGAACCTTCTAAGACTGCTGCAACATACATATGGAAATTTGGAACAACTGTAGAGAGAGCAAGTCAGACTGTTTTATTATTACAGTCTGCATTACAAATGACCAACGAGCAGGTTGATGATTTATTCATACAAGCAGACGCAATCTTGTTATGATACTGTTTATAATAGCATATATACTTTATCTACCACTAACTATAGTAAACTGGTTATTTGTTAAGAACAAGTCTGGATACTTTAAGAGTAGTGCAGTTAACTTAGACAAGTTTGGCAACAGGGAGTTTAGGACTTTATTTAACAAAGTACTTATAAATAATAAAGGGCATAGATTTGGAAACATTGAAGAGACTATATCTAGTGTTCTAGGAAAGAATCAACTGACAGGAACATTAACAGGTCTTGGAAAGGCATTAGTTTGGATACTAGATAAGATAGATAATAATCACGCAATAAAATCAATTGATGAAAAAGTTTTTTAAACAAAGATGGCACTTGCACATAATAGGCGGAGCTGTCGTAGTTACGCCAATAATTTGGCTGTTGATTCAGTTAGATCCTTCATTTGACATAGGCAAGATAGCACAGGTATTTATAGCTGGTTTCTTTGCTTATTGCACTGGATTTATGTGGGAATATTACTTCGCTAGATTTCACGAAGCACCATTCGACTATGACGACATTTGGTTTACAGTATTAGGTGCAATAATTGGAACAATATTATTAGTATCTTTGTAAAAAATTAAATCAAATGAAAACAATAACAGAACAAGAACTAGAAGACTTAAAAAGAGTTAACTCAGAGTTTAATTCCTTGAAAGGAAAGATCGCAGACGCAGAGATTGAAATAAAGAAACTTAGCGTATTTAAAGAGGACGTGTTCTCTAAACTAGAGACGGTATCAATTGACTTCAAGGAACAAGAAAAAAAACTATTAGATGCTTACGGAAACGTAAACATAAACTTACAAACAGGAGAGATCATAGATGACAAAAATTAGCCAGTACCCAGAAATAGCATCACCAGATGCTGATGATTTATTAATCGGAACGGATGTTGAAAACAGTAGTAATGCTACTAAGAATTTTACAATTCAGAGTATTATTGATTTAGTTCCAGGCGGAACTGGTGTAATATCTACATCAGCTAATAAAACAATGTATTCAACTAATCCAGCAGCTGGTGTTCCATCTGTTGGCTTATCTGACAGTATATTTTTAGGTTATAGAGCTGGTTCTACAGCAACAAATGCTGCATACTCAAATTTTATCGGAAACGAAGCAGGTTTTCAAGCATCATCTGCTACTTATTCAAATTTCTTGGGTAATGGTGCTGGTTGGAGTGCAACAAATGCACGTGACTCAAACTTCTTTGGTGCTGGAGCTGGTTATCAGGCAACAAGTGCTGAGTATTCAAACTTTATAGGTTTGCGTGCTGGAGCTTATGCAACAACTGCTGAGTATTCAAATTTCTTAGGTTTTGAGGCTGGTAAAGATTCAACAGGAAATAATGTAAATGCTTTTGGTTCTAGTGCAGGAAAGGATAATACTTTATCAGGACAGACAATATTTTCTAATTCATCATTGCCATCTTATACTGATAGAGCTGCAGCAGTAGCTGCTATAACGGTGCTATTAGGTGCTAGTGCAGGAGACACATATTTGTACTATAACCAAACAACATTTGGTATAGAAGCTGTAAGATTATGATGAACGACATTAGAAAGATATCTATAGGACCAAACTACAAGAGCGACGCTATGCACTTCATTGTCGGTCAGGAGGTCCTAGATAAGAGCTACACGATACACTCTATACTGCTAGATGATAAGTCTGGTGGTATAAAGGTATGGATAGAGAAGAACTCTGAGATATTCTGTTGGAAGGAGTTCAATATCAATATGCCAGTTTCACTAGAGTATAACATAAACTTCTAATGAGATCCCCAGATATGTTTATCGTCCAACCATTAGATGGTAGGCGATACGATAATATAAAAAAAATTGGAGGTGTTGACTTTATAACTAGCACGTCTAAGGAGGACCACACCGTGTCTAACAGGCTTGCAGAAGTTATAAGTACCCCAATAGATTATATTGGGCCAATAAAAGTTAAAGATATACTTTTAGTTCACCACAACGTGTTTAAGGTCTACTACGACATGAAGGGCAAGGAAAAGAGTGGTGCTAGTTTCTTTAAGGATGACCTATTCTTTATAGACGAAGAGCAGTACTTCATGTACAACCAGAACGGTGAGTGGAACACGCACTCCAAGTACTGCTTTATTAAGCCACTGAAACAGAGGGAGTCAACCATAAACAAGAACAGCAATGAGGAGCCACTGATGGGTACCATTGTCTACATAAATCAAGAGTTGCTAGACCTTGGTCTAAGCATTGGAGATGAGATCTCGTTTGAGCCAGACAGTGAGTACCCATTCTATATAAACGACGAGAAGTTGTACAGGATGACCACCAAAAATATTACAATCAAATGGACCACAACATAATAAAACAGAAGATCATTGCTGCTGGATATAAGGCAGTTAATGAGTTAATAAAGGTTGCAGAGGACGAGATTATAACTGGAATGGATACAGACCTATCTGCTGACAAGCTAAAGAACGCGGCAGCTACAAAACGCTTGGCTATCGAAGATGCCTTCCAGATACTGAACAGGATAGAGCAAGAGAACGACAAACTAACCGAGGAGGTTAAGGTATCGGAACCTAAAATACAGGGATTTGCAGAAAAAAGATCTAAATAACTTATACACAA